CTTGGATGGTAGCCTATTCCCCTCACATAAATTAACGGCTCGATCCCGTTAATCCATCCATCTACTTAGCTAGTCGGACAGACAGTGGTATTCGGGAACGCATTAACCTTCGGAAGTATCCAGGGTCTTCTATTGCTCTTGCGAGTTCAAGACCTGTTAAGAAGTTGTAGTCATCTTCAAACTTCAATTCAACATAGTCTTGATGCCAGAGCTTCCAACCCATCCGAATGTATGCTTTCCAGCCTGACAAATAGGATGCAGCATAATTTGCCAGAACTCCTCGAGCTATTAGCCACCGCGTATACCTGTCCTGACTCCTTGCATAGAGATGTGTTCTCGGCCTTTCTGGGCAGATCGCTTTCTTTAGTATTTCTTCCACACTAATGTCTGGAAGACCGCTTTCCCAATAGGCTCCTAGGAAGTGGATTTCGTTGCGACGAGACTTTTCAGTATTTAGATTCATCCCATACTTCTCAAATTCTTCCTTCAGGATGTCAAGAGTTATGTCTTCGTCACATGAGAAGATTGAGTCGTCACCCAAAACTAATATTCGCTGTGTAGAGATATGACTTCCAAGTCGGTAGAATACAGACTTAAGCACAACGAAGTTAACGATTGAACCTATCATTTGGGTGAAATAGGAACCACTTGGGATCCCCCTTCTTTTCCCTACATAGAGATGGCCATTTGGCATGACAATAGGAGTCTTGATAAAATAATCAATAATCCTATGCCAACCAAACTGTTTTCTATCTTCTTTAGTGAACCATGAAGATAGAATATCAAAGGCCTTTACTATAAAGTATTCGTGTATCGTAGAGTCGAATTTGGAAAAGTCGAGGGCGTAGACATTCTTCCTCTTGCATATCTTGTACTTAAGCATCGAACCAACAGTGATTTTCGGAAGACCAAATGCCATAGGTGTGTAGGCACTAAGATAGTAGTTAATCAAAGGCCTTGCAAACCTGGCTTCCAAAAGAGTCATGTCAAGAGGGTATCCCCACACTAGGCGAGTCTTCCCTCCAGCTGTCGTTCTGGTGAACGCAGTACAAGGGTTCGGTGCTTTCGTACGATTGAGAATGTCATACGAACGGCGCAAAGCGTTTGGAAAGTTAGCTGCCTTGTCACCTACGTATCCAAGCCCAGCTGATTTTGAACCTTTAATCGCTGAAGGTAAGTCACCATCAGAAATTAATGTCAAATAGCTAGCGTGCTTGGGTTTCCCGAATGCTGCGAAGGCGTCACTCCACGCTCTCTTCAGTGCTTCATCCTCTTCGATGACGATGCCATTGCTCCCATAGCGTGCGAGAGCTTTGTACATCTGCTCAGGGTCATACAAATTCGCTGGATCGATTTCGATGTTTTGAAAACCCTGCTCTCTGAGGACTGCTTTCATCACTGAATCGACGTAAGGGCTACTCCTTGGCTTAGACATTCTTTTCACATACGCAGGCGTTCCAGGCCTTTTGAACACGCCACGATCTTGGAAACCCGCTTGCTGCAAGATCGCGCGCATACCTCTTCCCACCTTTCTACTCCGCGTGTCAACAAGAGTACATTCGAAGGTGGTTACCGGCTTCGAATAAACCCTTTTGACCATGAGCTTAATCACATGGCCAAGTACCCACAAGTGAACAGCCAATAAGAAAACTCCCGGATAAGCCTTCTCTGAACAAACTGTCACTTGATTAAATTTGGGCACATGGTCA